GACGGTACAATAGCATATGTTATTACAATAGATGGAGTTACTAAACTACACAATTGGGATGGTCCAGCTTTAATTAACAAAGAAAAAAAGATTAAAGAATATCATTTACATGGTTTTCAATGTACATTAGATGATTGGAAAGAAATGAGAAAAGAACGAGCAGGTCTACCTTGGTATAAAAATCCTTCATTAAAAGGAACAGCAAGATTATAATATGAAAATAGGATTATGTGGAACAATGAGTGTCGGTAAAACAACACTCGTAAACGCTTTAAAAGAATTACCGGAATTTAAAAATTATACTTTTAGAACAGAACGATCTAAATATCTTAGAGACATGGGTATACCTTTAAATACAGATTCTACAGTTAAAGGACAATCTGTATTTTTAGCTGAAAGAGCAAGTGAATTAATGCAAGAAAAAATTATTACAGATAGAACAATTCTTGATGTAATGGCATTTGCTAGATGTTCTAAATCAATGAATTATTTAGAAGCACAACATTTTTGTGATTTTGCTTCTAACATGCTCCATGAATACGATTATATATTTTATGTTAGCCCTGAAGGCGTAGACATAGAAGATAATGGGGTAAGAGAAACTAATTCTGATTATAGAAAACTAATTGATCAAAATATCTCATTATTAATAGAAAAAAATAAGTTTAGAATTAAAAACTTAGTTAAAATAAATGGACCAACAAAAGATCGTATAAAACAAATAAAAGATACTCTAGTTTCCTTATAATATATGTATATCATGTAATATGGCCCAACAAAACATAAAACAGATTATAAAACAAGAGTACATTAAATGTGCTCAAGATCCTGTATATTTCATGAAGAAATATTGCATGATACAACACCCCACTCGAGGTAGAATTAATTTTAATCTGTATCCTTTCCAAGAAAAAACATTATCTGTATTAGATAAAAATGATAGAAATATTATTTTAAAGTCTAGACAGTTAGGTATTTCAACATTAGCCGCAGGTAAATCTTTACATAAAATGTTATTTAGTAGAGACACAAACGTACTTGTAATTGCAACTAAGCAAGACACAGCTAAAAACTTGGTAACAAAGGTAAAATTTATGTATGATGAATTACCATCATGGCTTAAAATTGGTTTTGTTGAAAAAAACAAATTAGCACTCCGACTCAAAAACGGTTCTCAAATTAAAGCAGTATCAGCAGCAAGTGATGCTGGTAGATCAGAAGCAATTTCTTTTCTAATTATTGATGAGGCAGCCTTTATTGAAGAAAATCGTATTGAAGAAATTTGGGCATCATCTCAACAAACATTATCAACGGGTGGTGGTGCTATGGTGTTATCAACCCCAAATGGTACTGGTAACTTTTTCCATCGTATGTGGGTTAAAGCCGAAAATAACGAAAATGGCTTTACTACAATTAGATTACCTTGGACAGTACATCCAGAAAGAAATCAAGAATGGAGAGACCAACAAGAAGCTGAATTAGGTAACAGAATGGCAGCCCAAGAATGTGATTGCGATTTTACAACCTCAGGTAATACAGTTATTGATATTGATCTTTTAAATTATTATGATAAAACATTTATAAAAGATCCTGTAGAAAAAAGAGGAATGGGTGGTAATTTTCATGTTTGGGAATACCCAGATTACGCAAGAAATTACATGGTTATAGCTGATGTTGCTCGTGGTGACAGTAAAGACTATTCAGCATTTCATATTATAGACATTGAAGAATGTAAACAAATAGCTACATTTAAAGCCCAAATTGGTACAAAAGAATTTGGTAATATGCTTATTGCTGTAGCTACAGAATATAACAATGCATTACTTGTAGTTGAAAATGCAAATATAGGTTGGAATACAATCCAAGTAATAATAGACAGAGGATATCCAAATTTATATTATTCACCTAAAGGGGATGGAGCCACCTCAGCAGAAGCATTTTTACAAAAAGGATATGATGTAATGGATAAGTCCAGAATGGTTCCTGGATTTACAATGTCTTTAAAAACACGACCTCTTGTAATAGGAAAATTAGACGCTTACATGAGAGAAAAGTCAATTATAATTCAATGTAAACGTACAATGGAAGAACTTCGTACATTTATTTGGAGAAGTGGTCGCCCAGAAGCACAATTAGGATATAATGATGATTTAGTAATGTCTCTAGCTACATCATGTTACGTAAGAGACACAGCATTAAAATTTGCACAACAAGGAATAGATATTACAAAAGCTGCATTAGGTAATTGGTCACGAAGCGCTCCTGCTATTTATACAGGTGGTACTAACAAAAGAGGTGCTGGATGGTCAATGGATATAGGTGATGGGAAAGATGAAGACCTAACTTGGCTTCTATAATATTTATTATTAAATAAAAACAAATGGCAGACACTAGTTTATTTTCAAGATTAAGAAGATTATTTTCAAATGACGTTATAATTCGTAACGTTGGTGGAAAACAATTAAAGATAATGGATTCAGGTCAAATTCAAAAATATGGGAATTTGGCCTCTAACTCATTATACGATAGATTTACACGTTTACACAAACCTGTGGGTTCATCTTTACAATACAATCCTACTCTTAATTATCAATCAATGCGTCTTCAGCTTTATAGTGATTATGAAGCTATGGATCATGACCCAATTATTGCAGCTGCCTTAGACATTATTTCTGATGAAACTACAATTAGAAATCAATATGGTGATGTATTAAATATTAATTCATCAGATGAAAATGTAAGACGAGTATTACATAATTTATTTTATGATGTACTTAACATTGAATTTAACCTAGCAACTTGGGTTAGAAACATGTGTAAGTATGGTGATTTTTATCTTAAATTAGAAGTGTCTGAAAAATTTGGTGTTTACAATGTTTTACCTTTATCAACATATGAAGTAGTAAGAGAAGAAGGAACAGATCCTGAAAACCCAGCATACGTTCAATTCACATTAGACCCTAATGGTTTAGCTTCAGGTGCTACCAACACAATCAGACGAGATCAATTTACGTTAGAAAATTACGAAGTTGCCCATTTTCGTTTATTAACAGATTCTAATTATTTACCTTATGGACGTTCATATCTTGAACCTGCTCGTAAAGTATTTAAACAATTAATGTTGATGGAAGATGCAATGTTAATTCATCGTATAATGAGAGCTCCAGAAAAAAGAGTATTCTATGTAAATGTAGGTGCTATCCCTCCTGACCAAGTAGAACAATTTATGGCGGATACAGTCAATAAAATGAAAAAAACACCTCATATTGATCAACAAACAGGTGATTATAACATGAAGTTTAATGTTCAAAACATGACTGAAGACTTTTATGTACCAGTTAGAGGAAATGATTCAGCTACTAAAATCGACACCACAAAAGGTTTAGATTATGATGGAACTACCGATATAGAATACATTAAAAACAAAATGATGGCTGCTCTTAAAATACCTAAACCATACTTAGGATATGAAGAAGGTGTTGAAGGTAAATCTACATTAGCATCTATGGATGTTCGTTTTGCTCGTACTGTAGAACGTGTTCAAAGAATTATAGAATCAGAATTAACTAAAATAGCATTAGTACACCTTTATTCACAAGGTTTTACAGATGAAAAATTAGTTGACTTTACTCTTGAATTAACTACTCCATCTATTGTTTATGAACAAGAAAAAACTGAACTTTATGGTGCTAAAATGGATGTAGCACAATCAATGTTAGACAATAAAGTAATGTCTCGTGATTGGGTTTATGAAAATTTATTTGGTTTAAGTCCAGATCAATACAATAAAGAAAAAGATCTAATGGTTCAAGACGCAATGCATAACTTTAGAGTTTCACAAATTGAAAATGAAGGAAATGACCCATCAGAATCAGGCGAATCATATGGTACACCTCACGATTTAGCTTCATTGTATGGAAATAAAAGAGACAAAGGTGTAGGACCAAATCAAGTACCAACAGGATACGATGAAAATCCAGTTGGTCCTCCTAAACAAAGTGTTTCAAATTATGGCACAGAAGATTCTAATTTTAGTAGAGATCCATTAGGTAAACAAGGAACTAAAGCTGACATCGCAGCTGAAGGACGTACATCTAGTAAATCAGTATATCATGGTTTAAAATCATCTTTACAAAAAATTAAACAGGAAAAACAAGTCTTAAAAGAAGGTGACGAAAATGGTCTCTTATCTGAAAAAAACATTAAGCCTGAAGAATAATTATATATTTATATTCAGATAAATTGCAATTTATAATGAAAATAAAACACTCTAAGTACAAAAATACTGGGATACTGTTTGAATTATTAACAAGGCAGATAACCTCCGACACTATTTCAGG